TCAGAGGATGTTTTACGAGATGAGGCATCACGGTCTTCGTCGCAAGACGAAGCCGTGGCCAACTGCCTCAGATGTTCACTTTCCGCTGAGTGACTCAATCATCGAGAAACTCAAGCCCCACTATTTTCAGCAGCTATTCGCTACTGATCTGGTAGCCAGCTTTATCCCCAACAGCCCACAGGTTGCAGAGCTAACCACTGCGGCAGCGCAGTGGTTTGATCACCGCCTCAAGCAGAAGAGCAATCTGGAGACTGAGATCCTCACTGTGATCGACAGCACACTGGTAAGTGGTACGGGGTTAATGAAGGTGATTTGGAATCACCACAAGAAGTGTTTGGATTACTATGCTGTAGATCCTCAGCATCTAATTATTCCACCCAACACTAGGAGCTTGGAGACGGCTGACAGGATCACGCAGGTGAGCACCTACACAGTGGAGGCTTACAGGCGTAACAAGACTCTAAATCAGGATCCTGAAGTGATCGAGCAGATCATTGGCAGCTACGATGAGGAAGCTGGGGATCTGACAACCAGAGAGATCAAGTACCAGCGGGAAGGTTTAACCTTCGACAGCAAGGGCCGGATCATCGTCTGGGAAGTTTACTATCGCTGCGAGGAGTCAGGGGAGTGGAGGATCTGCACCTACTCGCCTACACAGCCGGATCTGGATCTGCGTCCTGTGATGAAGATCCCGTATAATCACGGCAAGCCTCCCTTTGTTGCTTTCCCTTACGAGATTAAGGATGCCGGCTATTACAGCAGCCGGGGAGTGGTGGAACAGGTAGCTGTATTTGAGGCACAGCTTTGCAAGCTGTTGAATGAGAAGAATGATGCAATGACTCTCTTCAATCAGCCTCTGTACCGTACCAGCAGGGAGATCCCCAACGCCGGCAATATCCGAATGTCCCCGGGGCAGATCCTGCCCTACGACATCCAGCCGGTAGCCCAGCAATCCCCTCCAATCAGCTTTGATCAGCAGATGAACCTGATGCGGGAGATTGCCCAGCAGAGGATCAGCACGCCGGACTTTGGGCTGAACCAGACGCTTGCCTTTCCGGAGCGCAGAACAGCCACAGAGGTCGAGGCAGTGAGCAGCCTGTACCAGCAGAGTACAGACTTGAGGATGCGGATCTTCCGCATTGCCTTGGGCAAGTTGTACCGGATGAGCTGGAGCCTGCTGCAGCAGTACGATTCAACAGATCTGAACTACTGGTATCTGGACACTGCACAGGAGATCCCACAGGAGGCACTTGGGCAGAACTATACGATCCAGCCAACCGGATCCGCTGACGGGGTTAACAAGCAATTTCTGTTTAACAAGGCAATGAATCGCCTGCAGATGTTTAACAATGATCCCTTTATCAATCAGAGCCAACTCAGGAAGTCGGTGCTGGAAGCTGATGACGCGACACTGGTCAAGAGACTCTTTCAGGATCCAGATATACAAGCGTCTGATCAGGCTGAACAGCAGGCCGAAGAGATCGGCATACTGAGGCTGGGCTTCCCGGCACAGGTCAAGCCGGCTGATGATGATCTGGTGCATATCCAAACGGTGATGCAGTACATCCAGCAACGAGCTGCAGAAGGGGCAGCACCTGAGCCAATAGAGGGGCAGATGCTACAGCAACATTTGGCTGCACACGTTACGCAGTTGAAGGAGAAGGATCCCAAAGCCGGCAGGGAGATCGAGCGGGATCTAAACGAGTTTTTTGAGCAGGCAGCTCAAGCAGCAAATGAAGCGACTAGCACAGATATGGAGAACGCTCAGGGCGTTCAACAGGAACAACGGATACCCGCAGCCGCCGGAGTGGAGTGATCAGGATACTGAGGCACTAAGAGCTTTCTTCAGTTCCTCCACAGGGCAGAAATTAAATAGTTCACTTCTACAGTTGCACCTGCACCAAATGGAGAGACTAATTTCGAGCAGCAAGTCGAACCTGCGTTATGAAGCAGGTTGGGCTGGAGGATTTAAGGGTGCTCTTGCATCTATCGACGGGCTAATGGTGAGACAACCAGAAAAGGCTCCGGTAGCTGAGGGAGTGACAGACGATTTAGGTTGGCTGTTGAACCCTAGAAAATTCTAAAAATTTATGTCTGACACAGGTACAGTACAAGCTGGTGAGGTAGAAATCACACGCGATCAGCTATTAGGGCAGATTGCCGAAATAGACGGCAACGCCCCCGCGAGTGACACTGCGAGCACCCCAACCTCTGACAACGCAGCAGAGGAACCAACTAGCGAGACGGTCAACGTAGAAGACAAAGCCAAGGAAGAAGCTCCTGAGCCACAGGATGCGCCAGAAGAGCCTTCTGAGGAGAAACCAAAGTCGAAGTATACCAGAGCTAAGAAGAGCCAAGAGAGGGCTAATAAGAGCTGGAAGGAAGTAAACGCTGCCAAAGAGGACTTAAAGGCAGAGCAAGCAAAGTTGGCCGAAGAACGTCAACAGCTTGAAGCTAAAAAAGCAGATGCGTTTTCAGATATTCAGCAACGTAAGGAAGCCGCACAATTCACCCCAGATGACTACGAGCAGATTGCGAAGGAGTACCGGGAGGAAGGACGCGATGACCTTGCAGAGTTAGCACTACAGAAAGCTCAGACAGCTAGGGATACGATACAGCAGCAGGAAGTTCTCAACGCGCAGAGAACCGTTATGGAGCAATGGGAGGCTAACTTGAGCCAGCAGGTGAAGGATAATCCTGAACTGAAGGATCAAGACTCCGAACTGTACCAATACACTTCTGAACTGCTTGATCGAAAGAAGATTTTGGCAACCTACCCAGAGGGCATTAACGATGCAGTGGAAGCTGCCAAGGCGTTTCTCAAAGCGAAGAAAGCGGATGACTTGGAGGCCGAAGTAAATCGTCTCAAGAAAGAGAACGAGGAGCTAAACGGCAAACTACAACTAAACGGAACAACCGTTGACCAATCGGGTAGATTGGAATCCTTCGACGATATGACAGCAGAACGCCAAAGAAGCGAACTGCTCAAGATGGTGAAGGATCACGATCAACGGGGTGCAGTAATAAACCTATAAAAATAATATAGAACAATGGCAGGAATTACCGATACCGCTTCAACTGGTATAACCAACAGTTTACAAGCGTATTTTAGTAAAGAACTTCTCAAGCAGATAGTTCAAAACATCGTTCTGGAACAGTTTGCTAAAAAGCAAGCTCTCCCAGAAAAGGCGGGAAAGAACAGCGTAAGATTCTTTCGTTATGTAGAACCAAACACCACTGACATCAAGAGCCTCTCTGAAGGTGACGGTCACACCTCCAACACAGCTTGGGCCAAAGGTGCGTACAAGGAAATGACTCTTGAGTATGTTGACGTAACACTCAGCCAGTACGGTCAGGTGATTGGTATCTCCGACTTGCTGACAGCACAGGAACTGTTCAATCACCTTGAGCAGGCTACCACTGTCAACGGTCAGGACGCAGCTCTGCATTTGGATACCAAGATCGCATACACCTTGGGTGATGACACTTCTATCACCGGAGGTACTACGATCACATCCAACAAGATCAGCCGATTCGCAGGTGCTTCAGCTTACTACGCTGCAGCCCCAACCTCTTCGCAGGTGATGACGGGCTTGGAGTTGCTGGACACAGCTACGGCTCTGAAGGTCAACAACGCTCCGACCACTAACGGCTACTACACTGCCGTTGCTGATCCGCGAGTGTTGCGTGATTTGCAGAATGATTCTGATTGGATCAGCTCACGCCACTACGGCGATCCTGATGCGATTATGAAGGGCGAAGTTGGTCGCTATGCAGGTATCCGCTGCATCGAGACAACCAACGCCTATCAGACTCAGCACGGCAACGCTACTGCTCGCGTCACTTACAACGGATCCGGTGGGGTTTACTCCACGTTTGTGTTTGGTGACCAAGCCTTCGGTACTGTGGATCTGGCTTCTCAAAGCCCCTACGCTCCGAAGATGCAGATCGCTCAGGGGCCGGACAAGACTGATCCGCTCGCACAGCTCACCACTGTTGGCTTCAAGACCTACTACGGTCAGAAGATCCTGCAGCCTAAGTTTTTGGCTCAGGTCTACAGTGGTACAAACTACAGCTAAGATTAACCAACTGGGAGGGGGTAATTCCCCTCCCAGTTTATACTTATGCCAAACGTAATGATACCAGCAGCCAGCTTAATGATGGCTGGAGAGGACGGTGAGATGCTCTCACCGGAACAAGGTGATGCAGTGTCCTTCACAATCGAGGGAACTGTATCAGGTGAAGACGGTGATATGCTAGAGATCGCTATGGAGACTGTAAACGGAGAACCTGCTTACCCAGAGGAAACCGTTAAGGAGGAAGTAGTGGAGGAAGGCCCAAGCCGCGATGAACTAATGGCAGAGATGGTAAAAATCGACGCTGAGGGAGGAATGATGTAATATGCCGATAATCGGGAAAAAATTAGAAGGCCGGAAGTATTCAACTGACGGGGGTAACAGTAACCAGAAGCCTATAGAGATAGAGGCTGCTCACGGTGACGGGACAACGGCTCAATCTGCAACGCCTTTCCTGAAGTTTACAGGAACAAGCGGAGCAGGTGAGTCTGGTGACTTCAGTATCACAACTACTGACGTAACCAACAACACCAAAGTCGGGGGGATACTGGTTGATGTAAATGGGACGCAGAGGCTGATCCCAATCTACGCAATCACTCCTTAATGCCTTTATTGGATTACAAGAATACCGAGACGGGGGAGGTTAGGGAGTTCCTAGCCTCTCCTGATCTTGTTGATTTTACTGAAGGAGGCCAGAAGTGGATCAAGGTGGAAGTACCCACAAGTTTCAGCTTCGGAGGCCAACACAAACCACTCACACAGAAGCAGGAAGTGAAGCAGGCTTGCAGGTCTGCAGAACTAAACTCTAAGGGGTGGAAAAGCCGATATTCAAAGCGGCAAATGAAAAAGATTTGGAATTTATAAGACGATGAGCGCACAGAACGATGTACTTCACAACTTTGGAGAGACTACCAACATAGAGCTGTCTGTACCTACAGGATCAGTAACTGATTCAACGATACAGTCATCTATGTCGCCGGCCTTTCTTCTTATTCAGAATGTCGGAACTGTTCCGGTGTTTTACAGGTTGACCAAGGATGGAGATGCAAGCGGATCCACCAAATGCACCACAGCCACAGGTAACTACACAGGGATCTTGGCAGCCTGTACTTCTGATGAGGATGGTACTGGCGGGGTGATCTCTTTTGCCGGGTACACAGCCGGCTTGAGTTTCTGCACTAAGTCAGGAACAGGTAAGGTAAACGTAGCCTACAGCGGCAGGATGGGGAACTGATCCAATGGGAATTGCCAACATAGTAAACACTGCCGGCGGCGGCGGTGGAGGGAGTGAGATAATCACGAACCTAGTCAACTCAGTTGACGGTGCTGGGCTAAGGTTAGCCAATCAAGGTTATATTAGCTGTGCTGATGTCAGCGCGAACAGGTTTGGCACTAATGACTTTAGTGTCGAGTTTGTCCTGTCGCAGGAAACTAGTGCAATCAACGCTGATATATTTATTTCGAACCTAAACGGATCGAACCAAGCAGTAGACGCTGCGGTGATCCGCTGGGATGTAGTTCAGAACGATAACATTCAGCTAGTCTTCACCAACTCAAGTGCGGCAGAAACAGCATATAACTTTGGCTACGATCCTGCACCTGATCTAAACGAACCAACTCACTACCTAGTAAGTGCAGACCGCAGCGGCAATGCTGTACTGTTTCGCAACGGTTCTGAGATAGCATCTGTCGATATTTCAGCATCTGCTTCTGCTAATGTCGGCAACTCTGCACAACCTACAGTGATAGGTTCTCCGGTAAACAACTTTGGAGTCAAAGGCAACGTCTACAGATTACGAACCTACTCAAAAGCGTTAGACACTGACGAGGCTAAGAACGTCTTTGATCGGGCAGATGTCCCAACTGCATTAGTCAGCAACCTGCTGCTTGATCTGGATTGCGCTTATGCTAACCCGACACAGTCAACAGTCATTCAGGACAAAGGCCCGAATAATCAGGACGGCACTCTGAACGGTACGATCACCCAGACGAATGTCATTAAGCAAGGCAACCTCACCAGTCTGGCAGTCAGCGGCTCAACGGCTCGCACTCCTGCTGATGGTGCTATTACTGCGGAAGACGTTCTTATTAATACGGACAGCCACTTCACAACCGGCGGCACGCCAAAAATGTCCATTAACTCGACTGGAGGCGTTTTGACATTCGGTTTTTCAGACGAAGTATCTTACATCCGCAAGCACGGCTCTGGCGCTGTATTTCAATGGCAGACGAGTGACAGCGGCAGCAATGCGGGGGAAATTCAGTTGCAACCGTATGGCGGCAGCGCGGCAATTGGCGCGAACAATGCGCTCACTATAAACTCCAGCGGCGACGTAACTATCGGCCAAGGCGGAACGGCATCAGCGCACACCAAGCTAACGATTGACGGAACCAGCGCGGCTAACAAAGGGCCGCGACTTGCGTTTGGCCGCGAAGGTGACGCCAAGGGGCTTATCGGAACTGAGTCTGGTTTAGCCGGTAACGATTCCGATGACCTATTTATTTTTGCTGAAACTGGCAACGCTGTAAAAATCGCAACTGGCGGGAACACCACACCTCGTCTCACCATAAACTCCAGCGGCCAAACCACCCTAACCAGCAGCAACCAAAATGTTTTATTCGTCAACCGCACAACGTCGATTC